GGAGGGGCTTGGAGTGTCGGATGCGGATTCTCGTCGGTAATGTCGAGCATGATGTGAAAGTCGCGGCGTGCCTAAGCATGCCGCGACTTGCTTTTACGGACAACTTCTTCACGGTCACCAGCACGTTTGCCCCATACGGCATTCAGGTGGTGAAGGGAACGGGAGCGTTCTGGGACCAGACAATGACCAGAATCCTCACGGACCTGTCCAAGGAGGAGACTGGCAACGAGTTCATCTGCACGCTCGACTACGACAGTGTCTTCGAGCCGGAGTGCCTGCCTCGTCTCTTGTCGGCGATCCTGATCTCAGGCGTCGACGCTATCGCTCCGCTCCAGATGAAGCGAGATGACAAGCAGTTGATGTTCACGCCCGAGGGGCTGGGCGGTAAGGGGGAGCAGGAGATCACCCTTCCTGCGGACTGGTGGGAGAAGCCTGCCCAGATCGTCGACACGGCTCACTTCGGCCTGACGCTCATTCGGACGGCGGCGTTGAGGCGGATGCCGAAGCCGTGGTTCATTGGCGTCCCCGGAGAGGACGGCGACTGGGGGTCGGATCGCCAAGACCCGGACATATTTTTCTGGCATAAGTTCCGCGAGTGCGGCAACAAGCTTGCCGTCTGCCCGCAAGTCGCGATCGGCCACGCGGAGCTTGTGATCACGTGGCCTGACCAGAGGCTCAAGGCAATTCATCAGTATCCGACTCATTTCTGGAACAGCGGAGCGCGGCGGCCACCGGAGGCATGGGGATCGCAGGAACACGCAGAGAGGTCATCGAAATGAAGATCAAGATGCTGAGGGATTGGGGATGGCACAAGGAAGGCGACGTCGTTGACATCTTCGACGTCACCGCCAAGGGCTGGATTTCCGACGGGATCGCAAAGCCGGTCACCGAGGAGTCGCGGTCGGTGCAGGTCGAGCAGGCCACGGTCAACGTCGAAAGGCGGAAAGTGAAGCCGTGAAATACTACGAGGTCGTTCAGCGAAACAATCTCCGCTACCGGTCAATCCGGAGAATCACGGAGCCCGTCGTCGAGCCGATCTCGCTGGCCGAGGCCAAGTCTCACCTTCGCATTGACCCCGACTTCGACGCCGACGACCTGTACGTGATGAGTCTCGTGTCCGCTGCGAGGCACCACGTCGAGACAGTCTCGGACAGGACTCTGATTCGTTCCCAGTGGCAGATCAAGCTGGACTCGTTCCCAAGCTGGGACATCGAGCTTCCCCGCCCGCCGATCGCCGCCGGCGACATTGTCGTCACCTACGTGCCCAGCGACGGCGTCTATCTGCCGGTGCCGTTCACTGACTTCCGGCAGGACCGTGACTCCACCCCGGCGGTGATTCGTCCGCAGTGGAACAGGACGTGGCCCTCGACGCGCGGCGCGGAGAACGACGTCACGATCACGTACTGGGCCGGGTACGGCGACAGTGGCCGGTCGGTCCCCGCCCCTGCCCGCCACGCGATGCTCATGCTCGTCGGCGGGTGGTATGCCAACCGCGAGTCGATTGTTCAGGGCTCGCTGAATCCCGTCCCGATGGCGGTCGACATGCTCCTTGGCTCGATCAATTGGGGGCAGTACCGATGACGCTCCGGGCCGGAGACTTGCGAGAGGCTGTGACCATTCAGGTCGCGACTCAGGCGACGAATGCCTACGGAGAGTCGACGGCCACGTGGAACACGTTCGCCACCCGGAGGGCTGCGGTCGAGGGGCTGACGGCGACCGAGGCGATGCTCACCCAAGAGCTTGCCACGGTGGCAACCCACACGGTTCGGTTCCGGTACGTTCCCGGCCTGAACTCTGGCATGCGTGTCCTGTGGACGAGCCGCACGCCCGCCCGGACTCTCGACATCGTGTCGATCACCGAGAAGAACAACCGTGAAGAGCATTCCGTCATCTGCAAGGAGCGGGTGACGACGTGAACGGCGTGAAGATCACGGGGCTGAACGAGGTCGTCGGGGAGCTTAAAAAGCTGCCGTCGACAATCCGCCTCGGCGACATCTACACGGACACGGCCGAAATCTTCGCGGCCCGACTGCGGGCGGCGACACCGCCGGGCTACAGCGGCACGCTCAAGGACTCCGTGATCTACGAAGCCTCCGACGACGAGGCGCTCGTGGGCTACGAGAAGGACGTCGAGACGGCTGGAAACCCGCAGCTTGATAGCGTGATTCGCCCGAAAACAAAAGGCCGAAGCGTGCTGAAGTGGGTTCCGGCGGACGAGCTTGCGACTGTCCTTGAGGAGACGTTCGACGCTTACGCGGCGGAGGGCGTCACCTACATGGAAGGCAGACTCTTGGAGCAGATCGATGGCGGCACCTGAAAAGTGGCTTCGCGAGCGGCTGGACTCGGCAACAACGGCCGGAATCTACCCGATTCTGGCAGTCCAGAACGCACCGTTTCCTCTGGTCGTCTACCGTCGAACCGGCACCCGCCGAGAGCGTGGCCTGACTGGCAATTTCGGCGTCCCTGTGGCGACGTTTTCGGTGGCGATTGTGTCGGAGACATACAGCCAAGCGAAGGACATCGCCGACGCGATTCGGCTCGCTTGCGACAACTTTACGGGCGACACACAGGGCGTGAAAATAGTAACGACGGCCCTCGTCTCCGAGCAGGACAACATGGAGCGTCCGTTCGAGGGGCAGGCCAAACCGCTGTACAGGGTTGATCAGGTCTACGAGGTCCGTTTCACAGAATCAGTCTGACGTCCAAGGAGGGACGATAACATGCCATTTGAATCTTCGCAGGGTATCGGTTTCACGTTCTCCGGCACCAAGTTCACCGCGACCCAGATCGCCGTGTCGAAGTCCACTCCTGAAATCGACGTCACGTCGCTGGAGAGCGCTCACGGCAGCTATCGCTCGTACCGTCTGGGCTCGATCCGCGACGGAGACACGCTGAAGGTCGACTTCATCGGCCTCACCCTGCCGCAGATGACTGCGACCGGTCAGGTCACGTGGACGATTGACGGCACCGGCTCGAACGCCGCGTTCACGACCGGCCTGCCCACCGCAGCCCTCGTGACGTCGGCCGACGTGACGGCTCAAGTCGGCGAGTTGATCAAGGGCAGCATGTCGCTCCGACTGACGCAGAACTGAGATGCCTGAACCTTTTTCGTCTCACTACTTAAAGCTGTATTGGGGCGGGAATGTGTTCTACGCGAACTCGATCAAGCGAAGCGCATCATCTGCGACAGAGGTCGACATCACCGGAATGAATTCCACGATCACTTCCGATCCGAATAACTCGGATCGGAAGATGATCTGGAAGGAAGTCGAAACGTGCGTCGCAGACCCCGGCGAGGTGACGGTTGACTTCTGGGCGGTTGCGGCGGATTTGTACGGCCTCCCTGACGCGGTGGGCTACAAGAAGCTTCTTCAGGTCAGGCACGTAAACACTGGAGAGGTTCTTCTCTCCTATCAGTGCATTCTTAGTAAGGTCGATCTCGATGCAAGCGTCGGTGAATACGTGAGGGGAAGTGTCACGTTTCGATTGTCTGGATACAAGGAGTAGGTAGGCATGGCTCTCAGCAAAGCGGCGATTCTGGCGGCGAACGACAAGAAGATGGTCGACATGGAGGTTCCTGAGTGGAACGGCTCCGTGAAGATCAGGGTGATGAGCGGCACCGAGCGTGACCGCTTCGAGGCGGAGTTTGTCGGCGGCAACAAGTCCGTCGACATGGTCCGTGCGAAGCTCGTGGCGAAGTGCCTGTGCGACGACGACGGCAACCGTCTCTTCACCGAGCAGGAGATTCCTCAGCTTGGCGAAAAGTCGGCGGCGGTTCTCGACAAGCTCTTCACCGCCTGTATGAAGCTGAACCGGTTCACGAAAGACGACGTGGAGGAGATGGCGGGAAACTCCTGAGCCGTCCGAGGCGGCGTTTCGAGTTTCGATTGGCACTGGCCCTCGGGATGACGCACAGGCAACTCTTAGAGTCCTGCGACGCCGAAGAGTTGGCGGAATGGGAAAGCTTTTGGCTCATAGAGCCGTGGGGAGATGAGTGGCGACAAACCGCTCGCCTTGCCACGGCTCTTTGCACGGCATGGGGCAGTAAGAACCTCGAAGAGGAAATGATCATGCCGTCGAGCCGGAAGCCGCAACAGACCGCTGGTGAGATGCTTGGCGAACTCATGAAGCTGAGAACCTGAGCGATGGCAACAATCGGCTCTATCACCGTCGCGTTTGGGGCCGACCTTCGCGGGCTGAGCGAAGGCATCGACTCGATTGCCGGCATGTTCGACCGAGTCTCCGAGAAGGCCGAGAGGCTCGCAGAGCAACTCGATTCAATCACGTCGAAGTCGGTGTCGCTCAAGGTGTCGGTGGAGTCATCTGAAGTCGAGAAGGCGAAGTCGCAGATCGAGGGCATCCCCGTAAACTCTGCGAAGAATGTCTCAATCACTGCGGATTCTTCACTGGTTGAAGAGGCCAGCGGGGCAGTGGATGAGCTTGGCACTTCCATCACCGCGACTTCACAGGCTGCTTCTGGGGGGCGCGGCCCATTGGCGTCTCTTCTCGTGACTTCGGCGAGACTGACCTCTGTCGCGCTCTCCGGCGCTTCCGCATACGCGAAGCTGCGGGAGGCGACGGTCCAGAACATCGACGCGATCACCGGGCTTGGCTCAACGCAAAAGTCGCTGGCTGTTATTCAGGAAGCCCTTCGCGGGAACGGAACAGCCATAAAGGTTGTCATTCAGGCCACAACGCAGGCTGTCCGAGACTACGCGAAGTCCTTCCTGACAGTAGAAGGCGCGCAGCAATCGCTACAGAGCGCCGTGCTGGCAACCGCCAGAGCTTTTGGAATATCTGACGAAGCCGTAGTGAAGTCTATTGGATTCTTCTCTCAGTTCGCCACCAATCAGATAGCAACTGCGGGGGTGTTTCGCATTTCGCAGAGGGCTTCTGATCTTCTCGCCAAGGGTTACGAGTCTCTCGCCGTCTCCGCCGCTAAATACTTTACTGGCTCCGACAAGGCAGTCGCCGCAGGCAAGTCTATCGCGGACACACTGAAAAGCCTCTCGGCCGACGTGAAGTTCCTGAACAGGGACTTCGACGCCGCCGTCAGTGCTATCGCCAAGTTCTCCCAGAACTTCAATATCGTCGGGCGCGTGTCGGCGACTGTCGGAGCGGCTTTTGACAAAGCCGCTTCGCTCGTTTCTTCTTTCGCATCGTCCGTTGCGTCGTCAAAGACTGCTTCGGACGTGATCAACGCGATCTCGGCGGCGATCGGGAGCCTGTCTGCGGCGGCTAAGTCTGCGGTGCCAGCAATTGCCGCGACGATGAAGAGTATCGCGACAGGCGTGGCTCCAGCCGCAGGGCTTGTCGGAAGCCTCAGCTTGCTGGCGAATGTGTTTTCCGTAGTTTCTGCGGCGTCAGGTGAAACTGCGGCTGGGTTTTTCAGGGTCGCAGCCGGCGCGGTGGCGCAAACTGCCGCCGCCGGCGCGGTGGGGGGGGCCATCACTGCCGCAGCAGCGGGGGCATCGGTTATGGCCGGTGCCGCCGCCGGTGCCGCCACGGCAGTTGGCGGTCTTGCCTCGATCTTTCCGGTCACAACCGCGCTGGCTGTTGCCACGGCTGTTGCCACGGGCCGCGTTGCCCACGCACTGCAACACGTCGGTGACAATGCCGAGATGATGGGCAACCTCGCCGACAGGTTCGGCCAGCCAGTGCAAGAGATCGAGAAGCTCAAGATTGCCGCCGAGCAGTCGGGCGTTGCCCTGAATTCCGTCGTCCGCGCCCAGCAAGTCTTCAGCCAGAACGTCAGCAAGATCAAGATCGGAAACCTTGGCGTCGAGCAGACCCGCGAGGCGAGCGCGGCCATGAAGCAGTTGGGTATCAGCGCCGAGGAACTCCGCAGCAAGAAGCCGGAAGACCTGTTCATCGACGTTGCCCGGGAAATCTCCAAGCTGCCTGACGCCACCAAGAAGACTCAGGTCGCGATGGACCTGTTTGGAAGAACTGGCCCTCAGATTCTTCCTCTTCTCAAGAACCTCGAACAGGTCAACGAAGACATTGGCAGGCTCGGCGGCACGATCAGCGACCTCGACTTCGAGCGGTTTCTGGCTGTCGACCAGTCCTTCGACAGACTGACGACCGCCTCCGGCGCAATGACCGACGATCTCGTCATCCCGTTCACGAGGATGCAGGAGGCGTGGAACAACGCGTCGGCCGAGGTCATTGGCGGACTTGCGCCGCTCGTCGGCGCTGTCGGCGAGGTCATCGCGGACCTTTCCACGCCGCTTGCCGTGATTGTCGAGGTGACTGGCAGGGTACTCGGCATCTTTGCGAGGGTCGCGGCGGCGGTAGCGAAGATTGTCACGGCGTTTCTGCCGGTGGCTTCGACCGCCATCTTGTTCGAGTTGCTAGGAGACGCGATCAACGCCGTTCTGAAGCCAGTTGAGTTTCTTGTCGACACGATGGAAGGCTTCGCGTCGACGGTCGAAGAGTTCATGCGGCCCACTGTCGAGGGATTTCTCAGGATTGGGGAAGCGGCGACAGAACTGCTCAATGTTTTCACAGACTTGCTGGGTCTCGGCGACATCTTTGGAGAGACGACCGCCTCTCTTCTTGCTCTTGGGTTCGCGTACCTTGCGGTCACGTCTTCTTCGCAAATCTTCTCCGCCGTCATGGCGACCTCGGCCGGCACCGCGATTGCAAGCGCAGCCACTACGGCGGCTGCTTGGGTTGCCGCAGGTGCCGCGATTGCTGCCGCGATTGTCGGCGCGGCTGTTGTGGCGATCGGCGTTTACGTTGCATCTGTCATCGCCGCCACGGCGACGACCATCGCGTCATGCGCAGCGATGCACGTAGCGTGGCTGTTCGGGCTGGGTCCACTCGGCGCGTTGATCGCCGGCGTCGAGCTTCTCTCCGTAGGTGTCGTCGCCCTGTATGCCTTCGGAGGGAGCATTGTCGATTTCTTCAGCGGCTGGGGTGATGGGGCCAAGGAAATCGACGGCGCGACTGCCAGTGTTGAGGAACTGACTGCGGCTGTTGAGGAGAACCAGAACAAAGGACTTGCAAAAGACGCGAAGGCGGTGGCCGACGCACTCGCACCGCCGGGGGACAGTTCCGGCACGGCCCAGGTGAACTTCGGCGACGGCGCGAGGGACGTGCAAGTTCAATTTGGCTGGGCTCGCGAGGCGGTCGTGCGGTTCGGAATGTCTTTCGGCGTCAGCGAAGAGCAGGCAAGGGCGTGGGCCGCGAGCGTTGCCGCCGAAGCCGCCGGCGTTGCCGAGTCGCTGAAGGGGCCGTCGAAGGAAGAGATCATGTCGGGCATCTCGTCTGCCAGAGACGAAATGGCTGAACTGTCCATCCGCGCTGCCAAGTTCGGTCAGGCCGGCGCTGACGCTGCCTCGAAAAGCACCGAGGAGTTCAACGAGCTACAGCGTCAACTTGGCTCTGGGGCAATCAATATCGAGGAGTTCAACGAAGGCGCTGCCGGCATTGCGGAGAGTCTCAGCAAGGGCTTGGATGAGATCGCAAAGTCGAGCCCCGAGGAAACACTCAAGAGAAATCTTGAACTCTTCAAGCAACTCGACGATTCGGTGAAGTCGGCGGAAAAGTCTTTCCGAGACCTGACTGCCGTTCGCATGGTCGGCGACGATTTGCTGCCGGCCTCCGATGAAGTTAAGAGGCGTGCGGCCGAGTTGCAGGCTGAGTATTCCTCTGCCATTGAGGCAATCAAGAAGAAGCAGGCCGCTGGCGGCTTCCAGTCAGAACTCGACCAGAGGAGAAGCAAGGCTGAGGAAGACTTGGAGTCGGGCAAGATCGACTCGATTGGATACTCCGTGATCATGGCGGAGCTTGACTCCACCAATGCTCAGGAAGAAGCCAACAAGGCCGTCGAGGAGGTTAATCGCGAGCTAGATCGAAAGCGTGCCACGCTCAAGGCCGACATCTCCTTCGCCGATGACATCCGCAAGCAACTTGATACTGCGTTCCTGTCTCCGGTGCAAAAGTTCGAGAAGGAACTGAAGAAGATCAAAGACAATCCACAGCTTTCCGACATGGACAAGTTGCTTGCGGAGACAAATCTCCGCAAGGAGGCCCGCGAGAGCCTCGTCGGCAAGTCAGCCCAGACTCAGCTTCAGGAGCGAAGCCGGGACGTTGCGCAGGCGGCGGAAGCTGGCCTGATCAACGCGGACGAACTGAATGCAGGACTCAAGAAGGCCGCAGAGGACTTCGCGTCCGCCGTGGGCGTCACAAAGACTCCGTTCGAGACGTTCTCGTCGTCGCTCGACAACATTGCCAAGCAGTTCGGATTCGCCGGCCAGCCGATCGACGTAGTTCGCGAGAAGCTCAAGGGCAACGCCGAGCAACTCGCGTTGTTCGATCGTGCCGTGCAGGAGTCTCGCGACAACCTCCTCGCCTCTCTGGGCATCGAGAAGACTCCCCAGCAAGTCTTCGACGAGCAGATCGAGAAGATTAATGAGGCCGTAAACGCAACCGACCCCAACAAGCGGATTACGCAAGAGCAGGCCGATCAGGCAACGGCTGTTGCCACTCGCAAGCGAGATTCTGCCCTCGGTGCCGGCGAAGACCTTGGCGGTCAGTTCAGGGATCGTCAGGCGAAGATCGACGAGGCTTTCGGCGGCGGGAAAGACCCGGCCAAGCTTGCCGTGGCCCAGAACAAACTCGACATGGACAGGCGGTCTGCCGCCGGTCTTGAGGCCACGCCGGCTCAGGCGATGAAGGCCGGCATCGACAAAGTCAACGACGCCTTCGGCGTGACCGGCAAGTCGATGGCTGAGATTCAGGCCACGCTTTCGCCAGCCGCGTTCGAGGAATATCAAGAGGCGATCAAGAAGAACAAGACCGCCATCGAGGAGTCGCTTGGCGTCCAAAAGCCGTCGATCGTGAGGCTGCAAGAGGCTCAGGACAGGCTTGCAGACGCAGTCGGCGAGAACGTCATCTCTCAGGAGCAAGCTGGCTCTGCGGCACGAAAGCTTCGTGACGATTTCATGTCTTCACTCGGCGTCGCCAAGACTCCGTTCGAGGAGTTCTCTGGTGCCCTCGACAACATCGCAGACCAGTTCGACATGGCGGGCCAGCCGCTCGACGCGGTGCGTGAGAAGCTCAAGGGCAATGCGGATCAGCTTGCCCTATTCGACCGTGCGGTCAAGACGGCTCGCGACAATCTCCTCTCGTCTCTCGGCATCGAGAAGACCCCACAGCAAGTCTTCGAAGAGCAGATGAAGAAGATCGAGGAGGCCGTCGCATCGACTGACCCGAATAAGCAAATCACGAAAGAGCAGGCAGAGCAAGCGAGGACTAACGCAACTCGAAAACGTGATGAGGCTCTCGGCGGTGAGAGTGCAGCCGACTTCGGCGGCAGGATCAAGGAGCAACGAGCAAAGATCGAGGAAGCCTACGGCAAGGACGGTGCGAACGATCCAGAGAAGTTCAAGTCGGCCATGAAGAAGCTGAACGAGTCGATCCCCGGTGCTGAGCAGCAAAGCCCGGTCCAGAAGTTCCAAGAAGACCTTGAGAAGCTGAAGGCGACGTTCGGCGAAGGTACTCCCGAGTTCGAGCAGAACAAGAAAAACCTCCAAGCCCAACTCCAAGAAGACCTCGCCCCTGCCCTCGACGCCACGAAGGCGGATCGGCGGGGCATCGAGGGTTCTGACGCACGAAGCAAGGGCGGCGTCGACACGTTCTTCCGCATTCTTCGTGGCAACGACAACCCGTCGCTCAAGGCCCAGCTTGATATCGCACGCAACACTCGGATTCTCGCGGAGGCCGCAAAGAACCCGGACGCGGCCCCCGTCATCGCGCAACTCTCAGCACCAAGATAATCATGGCAGTCGTAGAATCCAGAGAGATGTATCGCGGTCGCAGTCGCCAGACGACCTACGGCGACGTGTCTGTCTACACCCGCATCTTTCTTGTCACCGTTGACGACCCGAATACAGACTTGCAGGAGATATCTGAGTCGCCGGGGATCGCGTGGCTCGACACGCACCCGGAGGACGGGGACGCTCTCCTCGTCGACTCGAACATCCAGCAGGACGGTGACTCTCCGTTCCATTACAAGCTGACATTCACGTACAAGGCGGCTGAAGACCTCTACGCAAACCCGATCAATCGACCGCCGCAGTTCTCGTTCAGCGGGAGCCTCGCGTCGGCTCCGGCGTTCTGGTACTTCCCCAACGCAAACGACAACTCAACCAAAAGGATCATCATCAACTCCGCCGGAGACCCGATCGGGGGACTCGACCGCGACGAGGGCGAGTTCACGGTCTCGATCGTGATCAACACGCCCCCTCCCTTCGACTACGTGAAGGCCCAGATGTACGTGGGCGCGATCAACTCGGACACGTGGAGCGGCGGTGCCCCGACGACTTGGAAGTGCATGTCGATTTCTGGAAACAGAAAAATCGAGAACGTCGGCGGCTTAAAGTACCTGTACTGGGAGGTCAGCACCACGCTCGCGTACCGCAACACGGGATGGGACTTGCAGACGTGGGACGTCGGGTTCAATCAGATCGTCGGTGGGGCGAGAAGGAAGATCATGGCCGGCTCTGAGCCGGTGAGCGAGCCGGCCGCGTTGAGCAACGGCGTGGCGAAGACCCCGGGTCAGCCTCCCGACATGCTGACGTTCCGCATCTACCCGATGCGGCCATTCAACGGGACTTTCCCGGCCCTGCCGGCGTGAGGTGAACTATGGGGTACGGCCCGTCGAGGCAGATGCGTGGTGCCGGAAACTACGGCGAGCAACTGGTGCAGTTCAAGCTGGCCGATGCTCAGCGGATTGCTAACGTCGTCGGACAGGTTGAGGGGTCGAGGAGGGGGCGAAAGAACTCGACACTGCCAAGGGCGGCGGGTGGCGGCGGTGGGGGGGCGCTCACCACGGCGACGTTTAGCGGTAGCTGGCTGAAGGGAACAAATAAAGTCGTGAACCTCAGCGACGGAACCGCTACCGCCGTAAACATCCTTGCAAACGTCCTGTATGCGGCAGGGACTCGCAAGTGCGTTCTTGCTCAGATAGACGGTGCATTCACGCTCATTTCGTCGGAGTGCTAATGGGATTCTTCGACGACTGCGAGGAATGCTGCTCGCCGCGTGCTTACGCATGGAGGACCGCCAAGTGGGAATTCTACTACGGCTACTTTGCCTCGCCACTCATGCTTGGCTATGGCCGGCAATGCAGCAACCCTTTTGACAGGCCTCCCCTGTTAGGCACAGGTCAGACGACGATACCAAAACAGGGCGATTGGATTTTCCTCGCCACGAGCAGCGAGAGGAGCTACGGAATTCTCGCGGACGGAAGCCTGTGGGGGTGGGGAAAGGCTCCGCTTGGTGATGGAACCCTAAACGACCGATATCACCCGCATCGCATTGGAAGCGATCGGTGGAAGTGCGTTTCCACGTGCGAAACGCACACGCTGGGAATCAAGCAGGACGGCACGCTTTGGGCGTGGGGCCGGAACGAGAGCGGGCAACTTGGGGATGGAAACGCATACCCCGCCTTCAGCGAATCGCCTCGCGTCATGCTCAACTCTAGTATCGCATCGGTCAGCATAAATGAGGGAATGTTTCAGAGCATCCGCGAATCCCCAACGTCAGTCTCTTTTATCAAGCACGCCCCGAGCGACCCCGGCAGCGGGGCGACGGCTACTTGTGCAGTCTCGCTGTCGGTTGTCGGATTTAATTTCGAGCCAAATTCGCCCCCAAACTTTTCTTCTCAAAACAAGCACTACGCAGTGAGGGGCGGGAGCGGGTACAAGTCGGTTCCGACGGTCGTTGTCACGCCAAGCGTGCCTGACCCGTGCATAATCACTGCGAACTGCCAATTTGATGTGTATGGGGCCACGCTGTTGAGCGGAGGCAGTGGATACGGCCCGGACACTGCGGTTGTTTTCTCCAAAAACGCCGAGGGCGATTCAGCCACAGCCACATGCACGGTTGCTGGCGGAGTCATAACGTCCATCACCCCGCAACGTGTAGCGACATACGACACGCCCCCGACAATCACCTTTACTGGCGGCGGACAAGGAGCGGTGGCTACTCCAGCAATCTACAGCGGGCGGGTGCTATCTCTTACGATATCATCCGGCGGCTCCGGGTACACGTCGCCGCCGACAATCACATTCGAGGGTGGCGAGCCGGAAGTCGCAGCGTCCACTTTTGCTTCTATGCAGGCGGTGGCGGTCAATGTGACAATCACGAACGGCGGGAGCGGCTACACGCAGCCGCGTGGCGGCATAAAGACGAGGCTGAATTTTGCGTCTGGAAGTTCAGTGGACATCGGCACTGTCAACCTGTCACCCGGCGGCCTGTCGCACGTGCCGCCCTTTGAGAGCTTCTATTCAATCAGTACGAGCTTAGGAGAAATCACATTTGATCCATTTTACATAACCCACGATCTGGCAGAGATAAGAAATACCCACCAGATAATCTATGACGCGCCGTACCCGAGCCCCTACAGCGACTCCGTCCAGCAGGCACTCGCCTCGCTGAATGTGACGGCAAGCCTCGTTTCGAGCGAGGCTCCGGATGTGCCCCTAAGCGTTACGTTCGAGCCCGGCGCGACGTTCTTGCAGGCACGGTGGAAGATATCCAAGCCTTCGACGATCGTCGGCCGCACGCGGAATTGCGTAATCCGCGTGTTCGTGCCTTCATTTGACATTAACTACACATACCCCAACATCGAGATGATAACGCCGTCTCATGTCAAAGGGCAGACATTTCAGTCGCTCGTCGTCGAGAAGGGAGACGCAAGTTTGTACAACCCAACAGGACCGTGGGTTGTCGCTGATAGGTTTGATAACACAACAATATTCAAGGCCACGTCAACTGAGTTGGTGCCGTTTAATCAGTGGCAAGAGACTCAGCAAACGCTTTCTGGAACTTACGGGACAGTCGTCGTCGACCAAGTGAGCGGCGGAGAACCTATTTACCCACGACTCCAGTACATTCCGTGGGGGTGGACGAAGAATGCCCAGCAAATCCCGCCCTACGGGAACAACTATCATGCGATAAGGCAGCAGGGCTATGGCAGTAGCTTTCAGACATTTCGCAATCCTCCCGAGTGGACGTCAACAGTGTTCCACGTCAAAGAGAGGTGTTATCACGCCAGAGAGGTAGGGGTCGCCCCGGCGACGTCCTTTCCAGACATAGCAACCTTTTTCGTGGACGGCGACGGCATAGGCGGTATGATTTCGGGCTCTTTCACGCCGTCCACGGGAAAGACTTCATACTCTGTGTCGCAGGCTGGCTCTGGCTACACCTATGAGCCCAGCGTAACAGCGACGACATTTGTGATCAGCCCAAAGCGGGTGGGCTCCGAATCGGACTGGCAGAGCGTCGTTGCAGCCGGAGGAAACCCCGCTTCGTCCGCCGGGCTTCGTCAGGATGGATTCCCGATGCGGTGGGGCACCGCTAGTTCCGTCACCTCTTTCAGCCCTGCGAGAGTCGGATTTCCTCTGTCAGCAAAAATAAAAGACCCGAGTTCTATCGTTAACTGGGAAAGCTATTTTTATAGCAACTACTACGTCCAGTCGCTCGTCTACGGATTACCCCCCTCGCGCGAAGTGGTGAACGGCCTTTCCCCCCAGACGGTTGGTCCGGTGTTCGTCTCCCCAAGCGCGGACCCTTGGGTCGTCGACAGAATTATTACGAAACAAGGCAGTCTCAGTTTTGCCGGGCTCGCCCCCGGCCCTTACGATTTCACAGGTTACTTAACAACGCGGCGTGGTGACATTTGGCCGTCTTGGTCTAGGTACTGCGGCGGCCCGCAAACTATTTACACGTTCAGCAATATTCAGTCGCTCACGGCCGCGCCAACGCCAGAGCAAGGCGATGTTAGTACGTACCAGCACTTCGTTCCGTTTCCTTATGAAAGGGAGGCGGTTCTTCCTGAGTTGCTGCCGGATCGAGCGTCCACGAGTACGCGGACGTTTCTTGGGTCGTGCTTCACGTCTGCTCCAAATCTAGGACCAGAGGTCGACTGCGTCCTTCACTCGCCCGGCTCCTGTTCTCGTCTTTTCGTTGACGAGGGGATGCTTATGGCCGTATCTAAGAGCGGGGAGGTGTGGAGAATTGGTTTCACTGGGCCGGGGACTGTGTCGCATTCGCCGGCGCACGTCTACGGAGAATCTGATGAGTCAAAGAAAATTGACATCAAGGTGTACGGATACGAAGCGGACGTCATCTGGGAGTGGGCCACCGCAACAAGAGAGCAGGAAGTGGTTTTGCTAGCGAGTTCTTGGGCATACGGCTCTTTCAGGCACGAAGTTCGATCGGACACGTTTACCTCTCGATACCTTCTTCCACCAACAAAAACTGTCGAGAACGAGTCTTCTGGATGGTCAAACTCGATATCCGTGAGTCCGTACAGGTCTTGGAAGATTGTGATCACAAACCCCGGGTCGGGATACAAGCCTGGGGATGTCATTAGAATCAAAATTTCAGGCGGAAAGACGTTTGAGTTTGATCGCATTACCACGCAGACTTCTGCCGCCGAGAAAGAAACAGTCAAGACTGGCACTCTCACTTACACATACAGCGGAAGAGTTGTCGGAGACACTGCTTTTGCTGGCTTTCCATTAAGCTGCACAACTTACGTCTCCAACGGCCGCGCTGACACATTTTCGACTATTCTGCAACTTCCGGGCTCTCAGATCGGCGCGCCTCCTCAGCAGCCGCACCCGCCTTACGTGTGGTCGAACAGCGGGGCATACGGAGGAAGGCCGCGACGTCGATTCAGCATCTCGCTTGCAACAGGCGTCCAGCTTGGTGATTCCGCTGCCCCAGCCATTCAATGCGATAGCGGTGAGGCGGACATAGAGGTCATCAAGAAGCTGACGTGCCACCTGATTGACAGATACGAGACGCGACTCGTTGACGTTCCGGAGCAAATAAGGTCCAACGTCGGCGGTTACGGATATCTTACCGGCATCACAGTGGCAGACGGTGGGTTGTACATGAACCCCCTAGCCTTCGGCAACGACGTTATTGATGCCCCTGACAACTTGTTTGTCACGGTTCCGTCGGTCGAGATCATCGCCGACTCAGGAGGCGGCTCTGGTGCCACCGCAAAACTCGTCCCGGTCAGGAACTCGCCCGACGTACCAGACGTGCCGCTCAAGGTGTCGAGTGACGCAAACACCTACCAAAGGCAGATCACATCCGCCAACGCGCAGTACGGCGTCACGTCTGGCGGTCTTATTCAATTCAATAATCCGAAGGTGAACGCACCGCCTTCCCACCAGAGAGGCATAACAAGTCTGACCCAGCACTTGGCGAGAACATCGTCTCGGGACTTGCTGAGGCTTCGCTCCGGCACGCCCCTTGAGGCCGTTCGTGCATTTCCGAACGTGGAGCTTACGCTCGCGGATGCTGGCAAGAACTATCGTCTCCCGCCGCTCATCTCGATGCCACAGCCTCACGCCTCCGTGGCGGTTGCTGAGGCTCACATCAGCGGCAAGCTTGTTTCGCTTGGGGTTGAAAACGGAGGCTCTGGGTACAGGTATGCCCCAACTCTAACGCTATCGGGCGGCGAGGGGACCGGCGCAACAGCCCGTGCGGTGATCTCCGGACCTGTCGACTCTGTTGCATTGACGTCAGGCGGCTCCGGATACGCCGCGACCCCAAAGGTGGCCTTCTCCGGCGCAGGAATACCGGCGACCGCAACGGCAGTGGCAAGGGGTTACGTTTCGTCGATTGTCATTGCCGACGGAGGCTCTGGATACACGTCGTCTCCGCCGCCGGTAGTCATCACCGGAGACGGGTCGGGCGCTTCCGCCGTTGCGACAACATCGGGGAGGGTGAGGTCTGTGTATCTGTCCTCCGGTGGCGGGGGGTATGACTCTCCGCCGACGGTTACGATCAGCGGCGGAGGCGGATCGGGGGCCACGGCAGTGGCCCACATGAGGTTGAATCCGGCAACCAACAAGTATTCTGTCAGCCACTTCGAGCTAACGAGTCACGGGAGCGGATACACGAGCCCGCCAACCGTCACTGTCTCCCCGCCACCATCCGGCAACGCGGGGGCGATTCCGGCACTCGCGGTCGCGGAGGTTGTTTTCTATGTCGACTCAGTGACAATCACTTCTCCCGGTCAGGGGTATTCGACTCCTCCCGCAGTCACGGTTCTTGGCGGCACAGCGCGAGTGTTTGCGTTCTTGTCAATGTCCGTCGAGGAGTTGTCGCTCAGAAGCGGCGGAACGTACCGATCACCGCCATCCATCTTTTTTCGCCCGGTGGCAACAGTTGAATCGGTCACGCTCACGTCGGCCGGCGAAAACTACACGAGAGCGCCGGAGGTTTTGATTGTCGGTGGCGGAGGCAGCGGAGCGGCTGCGGCGTGTACGATCGGCCCAGACGGAAGAATAAACAAGCTGACACTGACCGCCAGAGGCGTGGGGTATCGGCCCGGCTCTGCTCCGCACGTGGTGTTTGTCGGCGGCGGCGGAAGAGGCGCTTCCGCGACGGCGACGGTTCTAACGCTTGGCGGAGGCGGAGGCGGCACGACGACGATAAACGGGTCGATTCTTTACGCTGAGCCGACGGCTGAGGGTAGTGGCTACCAATTCTCGCCAATAGTTACGATTTCGGGAGGAGGGAATCAAAGGCTTTCCGCCCTTAACGAAGACCTGTCTGCCGGCAGAATCACACAGTCGCAGTACGACTCGCAGGTCGACGACGTTCGCGGGGTTGTGCTTGCAAGGGTTGAGGGCGCGATCGATCGAATTGACATCACGAACGCCGGGGACCGGTACTCGTCTCAAGCAGCCTTCGACAGGACTGCGCTGGCGAGGATTCCGGCAAGGGCGACGGCGGTTGGGCCGCTCGGCAGGGGATCGGGAGACACTCTTCTGCTATTCAATGCTACCAATGAGTGGCCGGGCGGCGGAGTTTCACAGCCTTCATCTCTGCCGTCGGCCAAATTCCTTCAGAAGCCACAGATTCGTTTTCAGAACGGCATCTACGCAGAGGTGCAAGACTTTTACATCAGTAAAGTTACGTGCAACGGACTGAGGACTTACCCAACAAGGCCGACTGGAGCGAGCATGTATTCCGGCAACAGTCAGGCTTCGCTAATTGCAAACGGAAACTTGTCTTTTGGTTCATTCAACCAGCAGTGGAGCTACGGGTCTGGCTTGAGTAAATTCGCATTCGACGTGGCACCGGAGTTCGACGTCGTTGACAGGGCCGGAGGCGGTGCGGCGGTGGCGGCCACGCTCAACGGCTCCGATAAGATTTCTGGGCTGTCTTTCACGTCGCAGGGCTCGGGGTACACACCGCGCGCGGCCGTGCAGGCACGAGACGGTTGGATCAAGGTTGTCCCGTGTCAGGCGTCATGCACGATCAATTCATCCGGCAGCGTCACAAGCGTGACAATATCAAGCCCCGGCGACGGATATGTCTCGCCCGTTGCAATCGTTCACGGAGGAGGCGGCTCTGGGTGCGTGCTTGTTGTTGATTTGGTTGATGGGAACACCCCTCGTGCAGTGCGTTCTCTGTCCGTATCTAGCGGCGGCAGTGGCTATAGCCAAAGCAATCCGCCGGCTGTGCTTGTCTACGATTCGTCCGGATCGTTTGGCGATAGCATCTACGGGCAGGCATTTAACGAATCCGCGCTAAGAAGCACCGTGGGTCCATTTCTGGCAAGTTCATACTCAGGAGAATATGCACTTCCATATTCTTCAGAACTCTCGGGGGGCGACTTCAAAAGCGCTTCCGGACCGAAAGTCCTCGGCGAGTTTGTTTTTGACGGATTCCAGAAGAACCAAAGCATCGAGAACCTGAGCATCTCGCTAGATCAGGAAGACTTTCTGGCACATGCGTATCAGTCCTCGCCGCAAGTGACGGTCAACGGAACGTGCGACAGGCAGGCGTCCGTTGCGGCCACTGTTGCAAAATGGACGACTGTTGTCGACTCATTCTCGCGACCGGACGGGTACCCCTTCAACCTTCCGCATGAGTTTTCAATCGCCCTGCGGGACACCTTGCCATGACTCTTCGCCCAGTCGCCGTCGGGGACTACGTCGCGTGGGCGTTAAGTGTAATTGGCGTCTCGCGGCAGCGTGTCGAGAAGTGGCTGCGGATTCCGCCAGATGATTGCGGATGTTCAGCCCGCCAGTCTGCCTTGAATGCTTGGGGGTTCAGGGTGCAGTATCGGATAATTATGTTTGCAGGCGGACCGGGAGACGTTCCGTGGCGTGAAAGGCTCGCGATCGTGCAGGGAAGGCTGTATCGGATATGGAAGACCACCACTTCCAAATAGACCATCAGAAGTGGCTCTGGCGGTACTCACCGCTCAAGGGCACGGCCGACGGCTGGACTGAGTTCGACAAGAAAAAAGTGTTGATCGACAAGAGGCTGAGGGGTAGAACACGGCTCGAAACAGAGATACACGAGGGGCTGCACGCGTCGTTCGGAAAGACGATCTCCGAAGAGGCGGTCACACAGACCGCCAGCGACCTCGCCAAGATTCTCTGGCTGCTCGGATACAGGATTCAGGAGGAATCGCCGTGATCGATGAAAGTACGGATACGGTGGCCGACGATGACGACGATGAGATCGCCGAGGACTTGGATTCCTCCGTCGACATGGATCGAGCCACTCCGATGCCCGGCGCGTTTGGGGTCACCGAGGCGTGGCGGAGCCTCACTGAGAAGTCGGCCGCGATCTACGCAGCCCGTCGCGACAACCCCAAAGACCTCGTCGGCTCGAACAAGCTGCCGCTGCACCTCTGGCCGACGACGGCCACGGCAATGGGCTCTGTCGCCCTCCTGAACGGCGCGTTGAAGTACGGACGGTCGAACTGGAGGGCCGTCGGAGTCCGCGCCAGCGTCTACGTGGACGCCTGCCAGCGGCATCTGGCAGCGTGGTTCGAGGGCGAGGAGTCGGACGAGGAGGGCGTGCCCCACTTGTCGGCGGCTCTCGCGTGCCTCGCGATCATCGTCGACTGCCAAGCCGCCGGCAAGCTCAAGGACGACAGGCAGTTCCCCGGCGGCCACAGGAAGCTCATCGACTCGCTCACGCCTCACGTGAAGCGGCTGCGGGAGTTGCACGCCGACAAGTCTCCGAAGCACTATGACTCCAGAACTTGACTACCTCAGACAGGCATGCCAGACGGCGAGACGAGAGTCGCACGACCCTCGCACGCACGTCGGTGCCCTCCTCGTGTCGAGACGTGGCGTCGCGGTGTGGGCGGCGAACACGTTCCCGCCCGGTGTGCTTCGCTCGCTTTCCCGGCTGGAGCCGCCTCGCAAGTACAAGTTCATGGAGCATGCGGAACGGAACGCAATCTACGCGGCGGCCTCCGCAGGCATCTGCACGCATGGGGCGACACTTTACGCCCCGTGGTTCGCATGCCCAGACTGTGCTAGGGGCATCATCTGCGCCGGAATCGCTGAGGTCGTCGGGCTCGCGTCGTTGCGTGCAGCAACGCCAGAGCGGTGGGAACGCGACATCGCGACGGCGGAGCAGATGCTTCAAGAGGCCGGAGTCGCCACTCGATGGCTCGCCGGCACCGTCGGAGAGAAAATCCGATTCGACGATCGAGAGATCGCCGTCTAAGTCCTGCCGTGGGAGGGCGGCGTGACGCCCCAGCCTACCCCGTCACGCCGCCCCCGGCAGGCAATTCTCATCCGATCTTCGGCAGCACGTCGCAAGGCTTCGGGCCTGTTTCGAGGAACTGAGGCGCGAGGTAGTAAAGTTTCGTGATCTTCGGGTTGCTGTGGTCGAGCAACGCCGTGGCGTCACCTCCGCGAGCCGTGAAATGGGTCGCGGCCGATCGCCTGATCATGTGAAACTTCGTCTTTCTTCCTCCGTCGAGACCTGCCCTCTTCACCACTCGGCCAAACGAGTGCCACAGGGAGTTTCTGACCTTGCCCCACGAAAAAATCTCCGCCGTCGGACTCTTCCCTCGGCACATCTGATCGATGAGGTGCTGAGTCTCGACGGACAAGCTGTAGAGCTTGTCTCTCTTTCGACCCTTCCTGAACTCGCTCCTGACGAGCAGCATCCCTTGCTGATAGTCGAGGACTTGCACGCTCAGGATTGCCCCTACCCTCTCGGCCGACTCCCACAGAACCGAGATAAGTGCCCTATACCAGAGACTGGCAGGGACTCCGTCGATCTCGCCCGGCTCCGTGT